TTTTCAAAACAAGCAGGTATGCGTTGTCGGCTATTTCTAAATCTCGTTCAAGCTGTCTAGCGATGTCCTCGAGGGTTTGTTCGTTTCCATTAACTGACATATTCAACATATCTTCCAATGTTTTTCTATGTGAAGGGTCTGGTCTAACCAATTTATTAGAACCACAATTATCACACATTAATTGTTGAGCCGTAGGCAAAGCTTTATTGGTTCTGTCTGAACCAACTGCTGGAATCATATTTTCATTGGTTTCGTGAGGTTGGTCATCTGCTACATTCTCTGCTAAAGGCTTGTATTGGAACTCTTTAGCACAAACTGTGCATTTATACTTGAATTTTTCTACAATCTCAAATCCATTCTTGAAAATCTCACGATTCAAGGTTTCAATTGGAATTCTAAGAGAATCTATGTTATCTGCTAATTCATAAATCATAATTAATGGGAATGGAAAAATCGGGAGTTTAGCACCAGTATCGGTACTCATATAAGGTTGAGCAATAGAAGGTCTTACTGTAGATTCTGTATAGGATTTATTAACTCCTCTAAGGCTTTTAAATGCATTAGTTAAATTATCCTTAAATCCCATGCATTATCTCAATAGTCAGTGTATATAAACTTTGTTAAAATTTTGTAAAAAAAGTGTAACGTTTACGCACAATTGCATTCTTTATCGTAGCATTCTACACATCTTGCTTCAGATGTGCATACACATTTACAATCCTTACTTGAGGATGTTTTAGGTAACACAATTTCATCGTTTGCTATTTCTTCAGACATTAAACTTTAAAAGAGTAATGCCTATATAAAGATTGGTAGTGGTGTGAGCTTTAGCATTCTGTAAACGCAGAGGACTGGTGTTGCGAGCCAGCTACCTATAAAGTATTTATAAGTGTTATTATTTAAAAAAACATGGATGAAATTATTGGCGCAGGTGCTAGTTTCTTTCTAAAATGTTTCAAACATCAAACACCTGATGAAGTACCATATATGAACCCTGAAGAGTTAGATGTATTTTTAGGTGCGTTTGCCGGTCTACTCGAAGCATTAGCCGGAATAGTAAAAGATGAAAATCCTGATCAGTATCGGATGATGGTTCTTGCTTTAGAGAAGGTGGCGTTAAAATAGTAGACTTTGATACAAAAGACTATGAAGAATTATTAAATTGGTTTAGTCTAGCATTCGGTAAGCAAACTCCAACAAATATAAGCCGTCAGGCTAAACGGACTTTTTGGAAGTTGACATTCCTATGCGAAGACAGACTTCGCGAGGAGAAGGAAGATGATTAGTTATCGCTGTCCTCATTGCAAATGGAAATTCGAGGGAACAATCGATAAGATTTACGTTATACTAAAGCATCACCAAAAACATGAGCAAACATTTATAAAGCCCAAGACCTCTGAATAGTCATGGAAATTCTTTTTGAGACAAAAAACTTAGACAAGAAGTTATATCAAAAGATGATACTTCATTATATATATGAACATTACCATTATAAAGACTACACTCGCTTGCGCGAGCAAGACAAATGGAAGATAGTTATAAAACCTGTGACAATGTTCGACAATTCATTTTACCATGGGAGTAACACTGATACCTTAGATTATTCTATTCCTCATGGGGTTACTGGACTTGGTGACATAACAT